TGGAGGGAATTACTGACGATCCGAGCCAAATAACTGGCTAGAACAGATCGATGAACCTGGTTTCGGTGGAGCCATCGGAAAAGTTGAAGACTAATTCGATGCCGACTTGGCCGTTTGGGCCTTTGTGCAGGTCTTCGGAGCCGATTTGAGCCGAGATGGTGTAGTTGCGGCGATTGGCCGGATACACGGTTTGAGCGAGGGATTTGGTTTGCCCCAACCCACCAACAGCTTTGAACGATGCAGTGCCCGTTACGCCGTTGTCGGTGTCAATCTCGAAGCCAGAGTTTTGCCAGTAGGCGAACCCGGAGTCAGCGCGGGAATTGCGGAGCAGGTTGAACGGCACCAAATCCTTAATCTCCTGCCCAATTAGCCCAGCCTGGCCGAGGTCATCGGCGAGGTTGTTACCGCTGGTGTCGCCCAGTTCGCGCAGTTTAGTGGATAGCTCGATGACAGTTTTCCACGGTTCTTGCAGGTTGTATTCCCGGCGGATGACGCGGGTTTTGATAGTCAGGCCGAGGTCGCGGTCATCAACGGTTACGATGTCACCCAAGTCCCAAGCCTCATGCTCATACCCAGTCAACACCGACAAATCCATCGCGTTTAGCACGTAACTGATGCGTGGCCGGGCATAATCCGCGAGGCGCATCTGAGTGAATTCCAGCATCTGATACGGGTTAGTGAAATTGGAACAATCCAAGGTGCTGACCCGGACTTCGTTAGTGAAGCTGAAATCGTCCAAATAAGGCTTGCCGTGGTTAATCGATGCGAATGTCATCCCGTCTTTGCCCACCGCGAATAGCCGGGTCACCAGCGAGCGGGTGTCGACTACGCGTTTGATGCCGGTCAGGTTCTTGCGATAACTAAACAGCGCACCACTGTCTTTGCCGCTAAATTGGAGCAGGCTGACTTGCTTGTTGCGGCTGTCAAAGATGAGGTCGCCGCCGTGAATCTGCGCCGTCATCCGCAATACCGCCAGCGCGTTCTTCTCTTCGCAGTTCCAAGTGCGCAGCGTGGTCACGTCAATGGTGCCGACAGACCAGCCCGTACCAGTCAGCGCGTAGCTGATTGGCTCTATCGGTAGCGCGGCGTTGAACTCCACCGGCTCCTTACCTACTGAGAATGTCAGGTCGTAGAACGCCGCCTCCGCGTACACGGTGGTCAAGACGCCGGTTGAGTTGTCGGTGCCTTTTTCATCGGTCACGGTGCGGATGCGATAAAGTTCCCCGGCAATCTGGATTTGCTTCTCATTATCCAAAAACTCACGTTTCGGGTCAGCGTAAGGCAGGCTAAATTGTAGGGTGTCGGCGCCGTTGACCTCACCAATTACGATGACATTAAACGCATTCTCCAACACCGCCTCCCACGCACCATCAGCGTCTAGTACCACTGGGCGAGCAAAACCGAGCCGCTCATACGGAGGCTTAGGAATATCGTTCAAGGTGATATCCAACAGTTTCGGCGACTGCGCCGGATTGCTGGTAGTCAGCGTGACCCGGTACCGAATAAACGCCGCGTTTGGCGAGTTCAGTTCACCATTGCTACCGAGCGCCACCCACGGTGACCAGTTCACGTAATCGTCTGAGGTGGAGGTTTCCGCCAGCGCGATGGCGGTGACGCCTTGGGTGTATTCGGAGGCAACGGATACCCGGCCAGAACCAGCCAGGCCGCAAGCGGCAGGCACCGTGGTCAGCACGCCGCTGGCCGGGTACGTGCTACCCGTCTTTTTGAGCGTGACGGCGCCCGGCTCGGTCAGCCCATCGACATCGGCGGTATTGTCGGCGCCGTTGCCCATCAGGCTATTGCGGAAGTAATGCTCCAAATCTTGGGTGGTCAAATCGGAGTTGGTTTCAAAGAACCAATCATCCAACCCGCCAGCGTAATAGTAAGTATCGGCGTGCATTCCCAGCACAATGTTTGCGGTGCAGCTTGGGTTGAGGGTTCCGGAGTAGGTGCGGACTGGCCCTTCCCAAATCTGCCCGTCAGCCCGGTTGCACAAAATCACCTGCGAGGTGCTGGCCGCGATATCCACAACCACAGCGATGAAGTACCAGCCACCTGCCGACATCGAAAACGATGGGGTTTCAGCTTGGTCAAAAATCGCAGTACCGGCGCTGTTGTACAAAATCACCCGTGGGCGGCCTTGATAAAGGCTGAGGTAGATGAGGGGTTGACCTGGGCCTTGCCGGGTATTGAAAATCGGGCTGTACGTTTGCCCAATCGAATAGGTGGCTGGGCTAATCCAACCCGCAACCACTTTTCCGTGGTGGGCGCGTTGGTGTTCTGCCGGTAATAGCGCCCCAACTTTCCGGCGATCATTTGCGCGGTGGTGCCAGCCCAACCCGAAGCAGTCAAAACCCGGTTATGGCCGGAGGAATCTGCGAAGTGCAGGTTGTCGGGTGCGGCCTCGTTGAACCGCCACAACGCTCCGGTCTTGTTGGTGGCGGGGATTTCGCCGGTGAAGTCAGTCTGGCTGGTGATTACGGATTTGATTGCCATCAGGTCACCTCCATCTGCTCTTAGCTTGAACCAGTAATTGGGTAAAACTCGCGCTGCCGGTGGCGGTAATAATGATGGTGTTGTTGCCGGTGCGCAGGGTCGGGAAGTTCAACTCGGTCAGCAGCGGCAGCCCATTACGCAATGTGGCACCGGAGGCATTTACCACTTTCGCCGTCATCAATTCGGAGTCAATAACCAGAGTTTCGCCGGAGGCGAGTGGGCCACCGATTGCCAATTGCTGGCCGTTGGTAGAGATGACGATTGCGTTGCCGGTGCCTGCCGGGATAGTGGCTTTGAGCCGGTACTCCGGCTGCGAAATGGTGTTGCCTTTCGCCCGGGTTATCGTCCGGCTACCAGCGGTGGTGATGGTGAATTGCTCATCGGTTATGGCGTAGGCGTGCGGGTCAGGGCAGACGAACTTCAACTCAAAGCTGCCTGCGGAGCGAATGAGCCGCTCACAATCAAGAGCATCTTGTAGCCGAGCGTTGAAGTAGCGGTCTGGTACATCATCTAGCACCAGGCGCTGCAGCCCATCGGCTGGGTCGAGCCACCCCGCCACCGCATCCAACCTCGCCACCAGAGCGGCCATCGAGTGCTGCGGGTAAATGTTGCATTTAACGGTAATCACTCGCTCCGCGCAATCGGAGCCGAAGTCAGCCACCCCAGCCTTACCCGGAATAGTCACAAACGAATTCCGCAAAGGTGGGCTGGCTACCCAATTAACCAGCCGCGCCTTAACGCCGAGGCTTTGGGACGTTACTCCGTCGAACTGAAAGCCCAAAAGAATCACCCCCAAATTACCTATGGTTTGATGGCGAGGTATGGAAACACCGCCAATACTGGAAATAGCCGCACTGACAATCCTCGAAATGGATAAAGACGGAATAAACCCGTCAATTGACCCCACCGGGTTTGGCAGGGCTTATGTAATACTCAAAACTGCATTGAACCCCGAGGAAGTCCGCGAATCGTTAACGCGCGGATTGCTCGAATCCAACGTGAGGCCACAGGATGCAAAAACCCTGTCCGAAGCCTTGACTGCCCGATTCATCCGCGAGGCAATTGGCGCACCGGAAGATATCCAGCGGCTCGCTACGCGGGACTGAAGCGGCCTTGGGCGCGGGAGCCGGTTTGCATTAGGTTGTACAGTTCCTGACTTATCCGGCGAATGTCATCTTCCGAGCGGACTATCATTTGCTGCACGGTGACCAGTGGCCCACCAGTACCACGCACCGAATTACCGGAACCAGTGACGTTGATGCCGGGTAGGTCGAAATCGGTAGGGATGGCGTTTTGCATATCCTCACCGACTTGTTCCATCTGCTTGGCGAAACCGATACCGAGGCCAGCGGCCATGTTGTCACCCAACCCGGCGAACAAGGTCGACGGTGAGTGGATGCCAAAGAAGCCCTTAATTTTGGAGACCACGCCGCCAAATAAACCGCTGATTTGGCCCCAGAGCCAAGCTCCAGCATCGCTGATACCTTGCCATAACCCTTTGATGAGGCTGGTTCCGACTTGCACCATCTGGCCGATGTTGGAAGCAAACCCTTTCACCAAAGCGGCGATAATTTGCGGAACAGCGGTAACAATCTGGGCGATGATGTAAGGCAGATTCTTTATCAATGCCACCAGCAATTGCACCCCGGCCATAATCAATTGCGGTATCGAACCGATAATCGCCCCAACCAGCGAGGTGACAATCTTCGGGATGGCCGCAACTACGGCGGTGATGATTAGCGGCAGGTTCTGAATCAAAGCAATCAGAAGTTTCACTCCGGCGTCGATTAGTTTCGGAATGGAACCAAGGATGCCTGTCACCAGACCGCTGACGATTTCCGGGATTGCGGCCACGATTGCGGTGATGATGTCTGGCAGGTCGGTAATCAAAGCCACCAGTAATTGCACACCAGCGTCGATTATTTGCGGGATAGCACCCACAATGAAATCCACAATCGCCTTAATAATCGCTGGCAATGCGGCTATTAGTTGTGGCAGGGCTTTGAGCAACCCATCAGCCAACCCAAGGATTAGTTTGAGTGCGGCGTCGAGCAGCAATGGCAGATTCTCAATCAGCCCTTGGACGATGGTCATTATCGCGGTTACGGCAGCGGGTACCAGTTGCGGGAGCGCATCGCCGATGCCGGACACCAGTGCGGCCACCAACTGCACAGCAGCGCCCACTAGGAGCGGTAGGTTGTCGATAATGGCACCCACAATGGTCATCACCGCTTGCACCACGGCGGGGATAAGTTGCGGTACCAGTTTGAGGATGGTGGCCAGAACCTGCGTGAACAGGTCAACCACCGTCGCCAGCAATGTCGGTAGGAGTTGGGCTACGGCATCCAATATTCCATCCAAGGCTGGCGGTAGGGCTTTTACGATGTTTTGGATGACGGGGACAATGTTTTTTACTACATTGCCAAATTGCTCCACCAGGTTACCCATCAACATCGTAATATCCGCGTTTGCGTCACCGAGGCCGATGAGCAGGTTCCCGTATGCGGATTTCAGCCCGCCGATGGAGCCTTGGATGGTGTCTGCGGCTTCTTTGGCGGTGGTGCCGGTGATGCCGAGTTGGGTTTGCACCACATGGATTGCCTCGGCCACATCAGCATATGATTTGATGTCGTATTTGACGCCGGAGAACTTCTCAGCGTCTTTTAGCAAGCGTTCCATTTCAGATTTGGTGCCGCCATAACCGAGCTTCAAGTTATCTAACATGGTGTAGTTTTGTTTAGCAAAACCTTGGTAGGCGTTTTGGATATCACCAATGTTTGAACCCATTTTGTTGGCGTTATCAGCCATATCCGTGATAGCCATATCAGCCACCTGCGCAGCCTTGGCCGTATCCCCGCCCAAAGATTGGATGAGGCTGGCGCTGAACCCGGTGACGGTTTCCATGTACTCGTTGGCACTCATCCCGGCGGTCTTAAACGCGTTGGCCGCGAAATCCTGCACCGTGCGGGACGCTTCCCCGAAAAGGGTGTCGACGCCGCCGACCAACTGCTCATAATCCGAATACGCGGACACTACGTCTTTGCCGAGTTTCAGGGCGGCAGCCCCGGCGGCAACGCAGACCGCACCCATCGCCTTACCGATAGTGGCCAGCACCTTGCCGAGCTTCCCGAACCGGCCACCAGACTTTTCCGCCTCTTCCGAAGTTTCTTCGAGCTGGTCACCCAAATCTTCGGTGGCCTCAGCGGCATCCCCGGTTTCGGTACCAAGTTCGTCTAGGGCTTTTTCGTTATCGCCCAGTTCGCGCTCCATGCCGTTCAATTCGGCTTTGGCGTTGTTGAGTTGCACAGCCCAGGCTTGGGTACGCTTATCATTCTCCCCAAACGACTCAGAGGCGTTTTTAAGTGCATCTTCCAGCGTGCTGACTTTTTGCTTCTGCTGTTCAATGGCCTTATTTAAGACCTCGTTACGGGAGGCTAGCGCGCCAGCAGATTTGTCGGTTTTGTCGAACTGGCTGGCCACCAGTTTCATTTCGGAGCCGAGAACCTTAAAGGCTGAGTTAATGTCGGCCAGGGATTTCTTGAACTCCCTGTCACCCTCGACCCCAATCTTGAGGCCAATATCAGAACTGGACATAAATACTGGCCTCCTATCCTGCGAATTATTTAATTGAGAAATGGAGGGATAACGTCATCAATGAAATGCTCCCGGAGCGGCCTGGCCCAACCGTTGTGTTGACGGTGACACTCCCACAAATCTAGGAGCAGCCCGATTGGGGTTAGCCAGGTTTCTTGTTCGGTGCGGTTTAGGTGGACTGTGCCGAGGTAGAGCAGCCGGGTAAACAACTCATTGTCGTCTACCCGGCCACCTGTTATTTTGGGCTGTCAGCCTCGCTAAGGATGTTGCGGGCGGTGCCTTTGAACATCGCCTCAGTAATCGCATCCTTATACGCGGTCAACTCCAGCGGCGAGGTCAACAGTTCCACCTCATCGGAAGTCAGCAGCTCACGCGGATTATCCCGATTCCGTAAATTGTGGATCAGGATGGATTGGTTGGCTAATAAGGTGATTAGCCAGATAATCTCATCCAACGCCAACTCGAAATTCTCAGCTTGGAGCAGCTTCTCACCAAGGTTATCCAAGCCGCCGTAGCGTTTGGCGATTTCCTTGGTGGCCCGGGTGGTGAGCAGCAACTCATACTCGGCGTCGCCAACGGTGATGATGGCGCTGCGGTCATCGTGTTCATTGGTCATTTGTTGGTTCTCCTTAGCTGTATTCGGGTTCGTAAACTTGGGTGAACCAGCCGGTCACCACGGCGGAACCAAGGTCAGAATCGTCTTGGTCGGCTTCGGCTTTCCACGGGTGTTGATCCAGGCCGTCTACTTTGTTGCGGCGCAGTACGCTGCCCTCAATGCTCGGGGTGCTAAACGTGATGCTGTCGCCTTTGGTTTGCAGGTTCGTACTGGGTACCCCGAATTTGACGCGGTAGAACCAGAAATACTTGTAATGCCCATTGGCCTTTTTGGCGCGGAAGCCGATGGCGACGGGCTTTCCGCCATCCTCCGAAGCCGAAATTAGTACGCCGTTGTCGTCAACGGTGGCGCCAGTCAACGTGGCGGCTTGGGTGCGCCCGATGCCGTCCACGCCGAGAGTGAGTTTGCCGCCTTTGAATTCCTTGACCACTTCGGCTGCGCCATCGTCCGCATATAGCGTGGCTTCAGCCAAATCAATGGACAACTCAGCCGATATCGCTTTGGCGAGGAGTTGTGGGGTGCCGTAGGTTTCCTCACCCGTATTCGGGTTCTCGGTAACTGGGGCGTAATAGAGTTTATCAAGTCCAATTGTTGCCATAATGTTTTTCTCCTTTTCTTTTATTCGTGGATACCGTTACCGCCGAGAATCACCATTTGGGATAATGCAACCCGAGTGCCTTGATATTTGTTATCTGCTGGTGAAAGGCGTAAGTCGTTACCGAAATTATTTGCTACTGTGATTCCGGTAGACCCAAAAGTGAAATTCAATGATTCATATTGGGAAGTTCCGCCTCCGATTGCTTCGCGCGCGTAACTACCAGTGCAGGTAATGGGCGGGTAGCGAACACCGAATAGCTCAAGTTCCCTAAAATCTACTTCAGTTACCAAATCTCCACCGGGTCCGATGAGCCGGGCGGCGCCGGTGTATTCGCCAGTAACCCAAAACAGATTCATTACCCCGTATTGAACCCGGTTCATTTTTAAGCCGGGCAAGAATTCGACTTGCTTGAAATACCAAAATTCAGGGTAGATTTGCTCCAACACTTCCACCCTATCCCTAATTCTTTGTACTGTGAACGCGCTGGCAAACCCGGTGTGGCCACTGTTTTCGTATTCGAGGTTCGTTAGCTCGGCATGGTCATCAGTGCCACCGCCACCGCCAGCGCTGTTTACGCTGCCCATGATGGGGAGTTGATAAGTTACGGTGCCGTCCGGGAGTAACCATTTTGCGGCTTGGGGATGTTGGGAATCATAAAGTTCAACACTCATCATTCCACCTCACTTTCATAATTCTTTTCCACGTCGATGACGTAATGGTGGTACCCGGTTTCATCCTCATGGCCTAAATACCTGCGGTCGGTAATGGTGAATTCATTAGCTAGCAGCAATTTGGTTATTTGCTTTTTTATGGCCAGGTAGTTGCCTTTGGTGAAAATGGAGATTTGCACTTGCCCCACATCCATTTGCGGTTGGTTATCGGCAAATAGCTCGTAATAGTCGGCCAGCGGAGTTAGCACCAAATACTCATCTGGGGCTGGGTTAGAGAAAACGCCCGTCTCCACCGGAAGCACGGGCGCCAAGATTGCGTTTAGTTCTTCGAGGATGGTGGTCATAAGCCACCCGCTAATTGCTCAAACTTGGACTTCATCGCTTCCACCACTCCGGCTTTGCTGGCGGTTTTGGCTGGCCGCAGGAACGGTTTAGCGGGTTGGCCGTGGCGCCCGCATTCGAGGATGTTGGCAATCTTCGCATTGCTTCCGCCTTTGCCGTGGCGGGGTTCGGCAAACCCGACTTTCACATCCCAGCCGCTGCCATCACGCTTCGGCTTAGCAGGACTTAGCCCCAATGCCGAATGCAGTTCACCTGATGAACGCGATTTGACTTTCGTACCCCGACCAACTACGCCGCTCAGGTTCCCCTTTACTTTGGCTAAAGCGACCTGACCACCAGCTTCAAGACATTCTTCAATAATGTCATCCGTCTGGGCGCCTAGTTTATTTAGCCGGTCGGTGAAGTCATCGGGTAGTTTTAGTTCGCAGCGAGTCATTGTGACGCCATCCTTTCCGCCAGTTCGCACCAACATTCCCAATACCTGCCCTTGCCGCGCACGTCTTCGGCGGAGACGATGCGATACCGGCCAGTAGCACAGACGATGACGTAATCGGTGGTGATAGTTAGGCTAGGGATGGAGCGGAACCGGAACATTGAAGTCGCCTCGCTAAATGCGGCCATGTTGGCCCATTTACTGTTCCCGCGCCGCTCCTCCTTGTAAGCCCGAACCGACGCCAATACCGTGTCACCGGGAACTTTGAACCCGGCGGCATCGGTGGTGGGGTGCGGGTCAATGATGTCAATGAACGTTCCCGCCATTTTGCCAAAACTCATACCTGCCACCTCTTTCCCAAAGCTAGGAGCCGGTTTACGGTTTCCCAGACCTGCTGGGCGGCGCTGGTGTGGTCGGCGAAGAACCCAGCGGTGGAGCCGTCCCTACTTTCGTAGAAGTGGGTGGCGAGCATGATTACCGCTTGCTCGGTGGCTGCTGGGAGCCGGGTGCGGTACCGGCGTTTTTGGTAGTTCTCGGCGTAGTCGAGGGCAGCGGCGATAAGACCCAAAAGCAACTTGTCATCCTCATCATGGGTGAGGATTAGGTTGTCTTTGACTCGTGTCAGTAAATCTTCTGGTTTCATCGCCGCCACCCCCTTTTCTACGTTGTTCGCCATCGGGCATTACTTACGAACCGGCGCCCATCTTCAATAGTTGGATGCCTTCGGCGAGGATGACTTTGCCGTCCACGCGTTGGGTGGCGATGAACCCGACTTGCCCGTTCCCCGCGTACAACTCGTTTAGGCGTTGCACGGTGCGGCCCATGCGGTCGGCAATCCAGTAGTTGCTGAAGTCGCCGAACGCAATCGGCAGCGCGTTGGCCGCAGCCGCTGGTGCGTAAGGGCTGGTGTAAATCGGGTAACCGAGCAAGCGGTCTGGCTCGCCAGCTTGGACTGATGGTTGCCAGAGGTATTGGCCGTTGTTGTCTTTGAGCTTCCGCAACCCGGAAACGGTCACGTCCCGCATGAGGAACGCGGCGTTACGCCGGTAGGGACTCTTGAGCTTGTAGACCAGGTCAATCAGGTTATCCACCGTCACCGCAGTAGCCGAGGTGGCCGTGACGCCGACTTGCCCACCGTTGGTGGTGAATACGCCGGTGGGTTTGCCGGTGCCGTTGCCGATGCAGAACGCTTCCTCTTCGGCGATGCCGAAAGCGCGGGCGAACTCGTTAGCAATGTAAGACTCGAGGTCAAACATCGAATCCTGCAACAGTTCAATGCTGACTTTGATGAGGTCGGTGAGCTTGAACGCGTCAATGGTTTTTTGATCCCAAGTCGGATTGCTCTCGGTGATGGCGGCGTTTTCTGCCGTCCACCGGGCTTCCGAATGGGTGGCTGCAATGGGGATTTTGCGTTCAGCGCTGGTGGTGATGGTCTTGGCCAGGCCGCGCAGCACGTTGGCTTCTTCGAGGCCGATGACGATTTTCTTCTCGAACTCAATCGGTACGAGGTAGCCGCCGTCGACATCGGGCGAGGTGGATAGCACGTTGTTGATGGGTTGCTTGCCGCGCAGGATGTTGGCGAAATCCGCCTTGTACTCATCGCTGGCCCGCCCGGTCTTGGCCTCTGCCTTTTGGGCTGGGGTGCCAAGGATGGGCATAGAGGTGGGTTTGGCCATTTCGGCATCGAACGCTGATTGCCGCTCCAGGCGCTCAATCTCGTGCCCGAGGGCGACCATGTCGGCTTCCATCTTGTCATACTCGTTCGCAGCCTCGTTTGGCACGATGCCGTCCGGGCCACGTTTCTGGTCGAGGAACTCTTTAGCGGTGTTCCATACTTTGTTGCGGCGTTCGCGCAATTCCAAAATTTGACTCATGTTTCTTTTCCTTTGTTAGTGGTTATTAATGGGCAATAAGAAAGAGCCGCTTTTCGAGCGACTCTGCAGTGATACCAACCGGGGATTCGGCTGGCGGTGGGGGTTCCGGGTCTGGCGGTTTGCACGATGGCGCAGCGCCTTGATTGGAGCCGAGGCGGTCGAGCAGCGAGTTGGTAACCGTGCGGCGTGAGAACGCAAAATTCTCCGCCAACGGCGCCTCAGAGCCGCGACTTTTGGAAGGCTCAAGAATGCCGTCCGCAAACCCCAGCTCAATGGCTTTGTTGGCGTTCATCCAAGTCTCCGCATCCATCAGGTGGCTGATTTTGGTGCGGGATTGATTGGTGCGCAGTTGGTAAGCGTTAATGATGGATTCTTTGACTTCGCCGAGCATGTCAATGGCTTTTTGCATTTCTTCACTATCGCCAATCGCGACAGTCAAGGGGTTGTGAACCATCATTAGGGCGGTTGGTGCCATCAGGACTTTGGTGCCCGCCATCGCAATTACCGAAGCGGCGCTGGCGGCGATGCCGTCAATCTTGACCGTGATTTGATGTGGGTAATCCATCAGCATCGAATAAATCTGTGATGCTGCGATGCAGTCGCCACCTGGGCTGTTGAGCCAGATGGTGATGTCGCCATTGTCGGCGAACAGGTCGTTGCGGAAGAGTGCCGGAGTAACCTCGTCGCCCCACCATGTCTCGGCGGCAATCACCCCATCGAGGTGGAGCGTGCGGGTGGCGGTTCCGTCATCGTCGGCCTCGTTCTTGATCCAGTTCCAAAACTTACTTTTCACGTTTGACCTCCTGTTTCTGCGGTTCAGTTACACCGTACGGCGCCCCAATATCGGAGAGTTTGATCATGTTCCCGTTAAGCATGTGGAAGTCCCCACCTTCCTCGGCTGAAAGCAGGTTCAGGTCTTCTAAGGCTCGGACGTCGTTTACGGAGTAGAAGCCGTTTTGGATGCCGGTTGAATAGCCTTTCATCCTTGATTCATAATCACCGCGCAATAACCCATCTAGGTTGAACCTGATGAATAGTGATTGCTTTTCCGATGGCAATAAGAGCGCTTGGGTTAGGGATTGTTCCCAGCGGATTACCCAGGGGTCGAGGGTGTATTTCACGAACTCCAAGCTCTGTTGCTCAATGTTGCTGAATGACGATTTTTCGAGGTCGCCGACCATGTGGGGTGGCACCCGGAATATCCGGGCGATTTCGTTGATTTGGAATTTACGGGTTTCTAGGAATTGGGCTTGTTCGGGTGGGATGCCGATTTGGTGGAACTTCATCCCTTCTTCCAACAAAGCCACCTTGTGGGCGTTGCTGCTGCCCTGATAACCCGCATTCCAAGACTCTTTAACCCGTGCGATGTCCTTAATCGTGCCCGGATGCTCCAGCACGCCGCCAGGGTTCGCCCCGTTGGCAAAAAACCTCGCCCCATACTCCTCGGTGGCTAACGACATGCCGACAGCGTTTTTCGCCATCGCAATCGGCGAATACCCAATCAAACCATCAAAGCCCAAACCGGGAATGTGTAGCACCTGCTCACGGGTCAGTTTGGCTTGCCCTTTATCACCTTGGTAGGTGTAGATAATCTCGCCCTGGGGGTTGCGGTCTACAGCCATTCGATCCGGCAACAACGGATACAACGCCACCGCATTACCTCTGCCATCCCGGATGATTTGCGCGTAGGCATTACCCCACAACAGCAGGTGGGACATCAACGTTTCGCGGAACACAAACGAGGTCATTTCCGGGTTCGGCTCATCATGCAGCAACCGGAACAACGGATGGCCCGGTTTCGGTGTTTTGCCGCCATCGTCCGACCGTTGGTAAAGGTGCAACGGCAAGCTCGCGATGGATTCCGAAAGGATGCGCACGCAAGCGTAGACGGCGCTGGTTTGCATAGCCGTATGCTCATTCACCAGTTTGCCCGATGCGGTGGGGCCAACCAGAAACTGCTGACCACCCCCAACTACATTTGCTGGTTTGGCCGCGTGTGCGGGTTGGGGTTTAGGCCGGAAAAGGGCTGAGAGTTTCATATGAATAGCACGCCCCTCTCGTCATAAACTGAATTCTCTTTATTGCCGATGGTGGCCCGCGCCAAACCCATAATCATGGCTACTACGCCGTCAATCTTCTCGGTGGATTTCTTTTTGTTGGGTTTGATGTTCCCGGCAGCATCTTGGTCAACGATGGTGTTACCCATGTTCCAATCCAAAACCGGATGCTTGCCGTGCCGTAATCTGCCCTCCATCACGAATTGGTAGAAGTCTTTGCTGGTTGGTGACATGGACAGGAAGCCTTGCCCGAACGGGAACACCGTGAACCCATGCTCAGCCCCCAGTTCCTCCAAATCTCGTCTAATCTTTTCGGCACCGTAACGGTCATAAGCTATCTCGCGGATGCGGTATTGCTCGGACAGTTTGGCGATAAAAGCGACGATGTAGTCGTAATCGACCACGTTGCCCTCGGTGGTATTGAAAACCCCCATCTTCTTCCAAACCAGATAAGGCACATGATCCCGGCGGGAGCGTAAATCAATCACATCTTCGGGGAGCCAGTAAAACGGCAGCACCGTGTACTTCGTATCTGAGCCGACCGGCGGGAACACCAGCACCAGCGCGGTCAGGTCGCCGGTAGAACTCAGGTCTAGGCCACAGTAACAATCCCTACCCTCCAAACTCTCCAGGTCAAGTTCCTCACCGCAGGCATCCCATTTATCCATTGGCATCCACCGGATATCAGCGTTACACCATTCGTTGAGCCGGAACTGCCTAAAATGCATTTCCTCGGCTGGGTTCTGCTTGGCTTGCTCGAACGCTGCACGCACAGTCTCCATCGGAATGGTCACCCCAATGCTGGGGTTAACCCGCCGCCACACCGCCTCATCCTGCCAGTCGTCATCGTCGTTAATCCCGAAAACTGCTGGATAAAACGAGGGGTCTATTTTGGTGCCGTCCAGCACCGCCTTGGCTTTAACGTGAATCTCATAGCAAATCGATGTTTTATCCCGCCCGGCGGTGGTGATAAGGAAGTAGAGGGGTTGGCGGCGTGCGTCGCCGGTGTATTTGGTCATGGTGTCGAACAGGTCGCGGGTCTGCTGCGCGAACAACTCATCAAAAATCAGGCCCGACACGTTGAAGCCCTGCTTCGACTTGGTTTCCGAGCTAAGCACCCGGTAGAAGCTGTTGGTATGCGAGAACACGATGCGCTTCGTTGATGGGATCAGTTTGGCGAGGCCCGCCAGGTCGCCGCATTGCTCCACCATCGCCTTAGCCGTATTAAACACGATGCTGGCTTGGTTGATGTCGGCGGCGCAGGAGTAAACCTCAGCCCCCGCCTCACCATCCGCAAACAACAAGTACAGCGCGATGGCGGCTGCCAGTTCGGACTTGCCGTTCTTCTTGCCGATCTCCACATACGCGGTGCGGAACTGGCGGTACCCTTGGGCGTCGACGATGCCGAAAATGTCTCGGATAATCTGTTCCTGCCACGGCATCAGCCCAAACGGCTTCCCGTACCATTCGCCCGTGGTGTGTTTCAGCATCGAAATGAACGCCACCGCGAAATCAGCCCGCCGCTTATCGTAATGGGAGGTTGGCAGCATCAAAGGTGTGGGCTGGTATTTCCATTCAGCCAAAGCGCCACCTCCTTTGAGCATGAGAAAAGCCCCCGAATGTTCGGGAGCCTTTAGGTTTGGAACCTTGCGGTTACTTTTTGGTGGGTTCAATCCAGATGCTGGCTACTGGCTTTTGCCCTTGGGCGGTTTGTACGGTGAGCATCCGGTCGAGAATGTACCCGGCGGAGCAACCACACGAGCAACCGGCTTTGCGGCTGAAGGTCATCTTGGCTTCACCCAGCAGGTTGGCAATGGCTTCTTGTTGCTTGGCTTCGGCCAGTAACGCTTTCTTGTTGCGCACTACTTGGCGGTTGAGTTGGTCATACAACTTGTCGACCTCTGGGCGTTCACCGCGTGGCTTGGGGCCACCGTCGGCGTAATCG